GATAATGACGCTTTCATCAATGGTAACCGTGGGAGTGCGGTACTCTGCGCCTTCTATGAAATACTCGCCGCCAGAGTATGTCAGCCGGCCACCCATGGATGACAATAGCTGTTCAATGTTGGCTCTGATTTGATTGCTGGTATCGATTACACCATTACATTGATAGCGGTCTTGTGTGCCTCCGCCAGATAGCGATACCTGCTCTTCACATAAGTTAGCTGCCGCCGCTAACGCCGTGTAATTAATATTGGCAGATTCTTCTCCCAAGCCATATTTACTATCCAGAAGATAGTCCCGTACACACAACGCAGGATTTTGACTGTAGGTAAATACCTCTGTTCTAGGGTCGTATACTTTTTTACCTCTTATCACGGCCGTGATGTTTGGTACGCCCTGCGGGAACTTGTCCCTATTCCATTCAAGTCTAAAGGCTATATAGGCAATGCCCGACAACTTGTGGTCGGTAGTCCAATTGCTTGATGCGCTTACTAATGATGTTGATGCAGCTTGTGAAGCCGTTCCAAACTTGCGGTCGATAGTGACGTAGGTTCCCCAATCACTTTGGAAGCCGCCGCTAGAGGTCCATATCTTGTTGTCGTTGAACCAAATCTCGTCATAACCTTGAATCTCATGTGACGCAAAAACCACCACTAAATGTAGGTACTTATTGTCATCACCTGAGTGGTCGATAAAGACGACATTGCCACCAGTACGAACCTTTCCATAAACGAGTTTGCGAGGGCCGGCCGGGTCTCTAGTAGTTACCGTAACGCCGCGCATTTGAGCGCCTAAATCTGGTTTCGGTATGAGCGCCTTTGACAGCATGGAGACACCAGCGCCCAATGCAAACATAGCCGCAAATGCCGCGCCCCCGGTAAGACCGAAAAAAGTCATAGCCGCTATGCTACCAGCAGCTATTGCTCCTCCCGCGGCAGTAACTAATCCAACAACAGCACTAACAGCCATGACTTACCTCAAACACTTAGAATAGATGCGCTCGATACAATCAAATCCGAGCCGCTCTAGAATGACATCAAAAGGCTGATGAATCTTAGTATTGATAAGTATCTTAGATACGCCTTCAGCCTCAAGACACTTAATCGCGTACTTAATAAGCTTGACGCCGGTCATGCCTTCTCTAGCGCTTTTGCGTAAGAAGATAATGTCATTGTTAGCAAACGTATGGTTTTTGTAATGCAAAGACTTGCTCACTAGGACTACGAAATAGCCCACAAGATGACCCTCATTACGCGCCGTATAGACACGTAACGAGCCAATATAGTCATAGGCCGCATAAGCATCCCAATCAGGATTCAGCTTAATAACATCTTTATTCAGCGCAATCTCTTCCCAGTGCTCTTCAATAAGCGGAAGGATGTCTTCTTTGACGTTTGCTAAGTTTTCGTGTGCAAAATCCATTTTGTTTTCCTATTCTAAATCTCTAGTTCTACCGTCTCCCGGCTCACGACTGCCACCGCCACCGCCACTGCCACTACCCACGCTCTCACTACCCCAGACGATTTCCTTTTCGGATATCTCAGCAACAAACTCCAATCCTTTATCATCGGGATAATCTATCTTCTGGTCTTCTGCGGTATAACGGCGAATCCTACTGCGCTGGAATTCAATCAGTCGATTCTCAACAGACACAGATATAGTCGCCGTCTCTGCACCATCTTGAATAACCATCGTGTCCATGAAGCCGCTAAAAATAATTACTGGTGTTGAAATGACAGAGTTAGAAGCATCCATAGCTCCTAGCCTTATAACTAACTCTCTGCCTTGATAAGGCTCATTTCGAGCTTTACTTATCAATGGCTCCATAACACCAGATAAGGTTACAGTCATACCGTTTGCAGCTAAGTCCGCAGACTCTTTCATGCTACTGATATTAAGAAGTGTGCCGCCGCCGACGTAAGTGACACCGCTAACGGTTAAATCGCCAATACCATTCCACAGGTTAAGAGCGCCACTATCAAAATCACACTGCACCAAAACAATAGGACGTACCACTTCGGCAGTGGCAGCCGTTTGCATTCCACTGGAAAGAGTTCTGCTCATATCGCCTCAACACACGCAAAGGTAAATCCATAAACACCAGCTTTGTTGATATTCCAATCAATATCATTTGACGCAAGACGCCACGTACCCGTGGGCAAGCTAAAATCTAAAGTTGTAGAACTCGTTATAGCGGTACGCAAAGGCGGCATGATATCCAGGGTACTCGCATTCTCAGCGGTTAGAATGTAAAGCGCTCCACCCACCTCGAAGTAGTCGCCAACCTCAACGGAACTATTGACTGTGCCAGTTACATTGGTCGCGCCTTTCGCTCCGCTAGTAATGGAGCCAGAGCCACCACTTACATTGTGCAGTGGGTTACCCATACTAAAGGTCTTTGCCTGTCCTCTCAGTTGAGCAAAGAAGGCTTCCATTTGCTTCGCATCCGAACGCTTTAAAGGAGGAAGCTTTATCTCTGCCTCCCATCGAACGCCTTGATGCTCATAGGTTTGCTGGTCGAAAGTGAATGGAGAAGTGCTGATAGCTGTAGCAGATACCAAGCGCATCGTCATCGATTGAAAGCCAAAATTAGGGAAAGTGAAATCAGCCATTAGATACCCATCGCGCTTCCATAACTGCCACCACGCATTCTACCTTCTGCTACTGCCGCTTTAGCCGCTTCACTGATTTGTGGCAACAGGTTAGCAACTTCCGCTCTAACAGTTTGCTGAACGCCTGTGGTGACGTTGATTGTTTGATTTACAACCACGGGCTGCATGCCGCCGCCTTCATGGTCAATAACTGTTTCATTCGGGTGCAAGATAGCAGGGAATCCACCGCGACCATCAACACCGCCAGAGCGAGAGCCTCGCCCGGTAAATCCGCCACCCTCGAACGATGCTGCAGTCTGCGCCGCAATTACACCGACAGACGCATAACCCATGCCTCTTATGAAATTAGAATAAGCTATCCCTTTCGGCCCAGGGAAGAACGCTAAAGCCTCAATTGCCGCTTTTTCTGTATTAATAATCGTCTGAGCAATCGCTAAAGCCTGTTGTGCCGCAAAAATAGCTTTATAAGCGGTTGAACCTTCTTTCATGAGTGAAAGCAAACCAGAAGCAAGTGTTTGAGCAGAACTCAAGGTTTGCATTCTGATTCTTTCTTGTCCTTGCTGAATTCTTTGTTGGTCTGCGAGCGCTTTTTTGTCAGCAGCCTCTTTCCTAATTCGGTCTGCTTCCTCAAGAGCCGCCTTCTCTGCTAAAAACTTCGCTTTTAGGTCAAGCAGTGCTTGATTACGAGCTTCTTCGCTACCAATCAATTCTATTGTGGCATTCTCGATAAGAGCTTTTTCTGCTTCAAAATCGCGCAGTAAGACACCCTGCTTACCAAGCGTAAAATTCTCGATGTCCAGAAGCATCTTGTCGAATCGAGCCTTCTCTTGCTCTGCTTTCCTCTTGGCCTCCGCAGCCGCTGCCTTTTCTTCTCTTCTGGTCTTTTCGGCCGCTTTTTGAGCCTTTTCGTGAGCGTCAATCTTGTCAAACATCGTTAAAATGAGCTTGCGCTCTACGTCATCAACCTTCAAAACAGCTAATTGATACTCAAGCTTCTTGCGAGCACTAAAGCCTACTACCGCAGACTCTTCGCGCATCCTCATTATCAAATCATCTATGGATTTAATTCTTTCGCGTTCGCGCTCTGCCGCCTTGATTGTCTGCTCAATGTTTGGGTCGGCAGCCGCAGCTACTCCAGCTAATTCCGCTTGCTGTTGAATCAGCTTTTCATTTGTTTTATCGATATCTCTCTGCAGACCTTGCAGTGCTGGAGTTAAGTCGCCTTCTATACGACCTACCATTTGAGACTCTGAATCACGCTCAAACATTTCCTTGAGCGCGGCAAGCATTCTTTCAGTTCTAGCAATCTTATTTGTTAGCTTCTCCTGCTTTTTGATTTGCTCATCAATTTGCTTGCGCTTTTGCAGTTTTTCCAATTCAAGCTCTGCGGCAGTGAGTAAGCCGAGCTCTTTTCTCTGCTCCGTAACCGTGTCTGTGAGCTCTTCTATCTCTTTCCTAGCCTCACGAGACATCATAGTGACGCCAGAGAAGATAGCCGCACCAACGGCCAACAGCGCACCAATCATTGCGCCACCTGGGCCGAAGAGAGAGACAATCTGTGAGCCCTGCTGACCAAACACAATCATGGCGTCCGTGCCGGTCTGAAGCTGAACCGCAACGTCCTGCACCTGATGACCCATCTGACCAAAGCCGCCACGTATCATACGGAGCGAGCCGTTAGCCTTTTGATTCGCGGAAATCTGTTGATGCAGCATAGCCAACTGAGCCTTCTGAGCATCAGTGGCATTATTTTGTGCAAGTTTGAGTTGGTCTAAGACGTTCTTGTGCTTGTTCTGCCGGTCAACCAAGCGCTTAGTAGAGGCAATTAAGCGCTCTACTTCATCCTTCTGCTTCTTGGTTGTGTCCTTTACCTGCTTAAGAGCGTTACTCGCCTGGTCATTTGCGACGATGTTTAGGACTGCGGTGATGTTTTCGCTCATATTCTTTTTGCCTCTCTGCCTTTACCCTGTAGAACGTCATCCAGTGATTGAATTCGGAGACGGTCATTTCGAGAATTGTACTGAGCGGCTGACCAAGGCGCTCCGCAAGTTCAAACATCAAATATACCTGCGTGGCGTTCCCTTGGTCATCTATCAGTTTTTTTCGCGGTCCTCTTCGCTCTCCGTTTCTACGCTGAGGACAAATGATGCAATGCGACTCACTACATCTGGGTCAACACTGCTTCTAAGGGTGGCCTTATCGCCAATGTCAAAAACGGGCTCACCCTGAGCATCGGTAGTGCCAAAGATGACTGCATAAACTAGATAGTTCCAGTTATCGTCATCCGCCAACTTCATCCACTTCGCCTTGTCAGCCAGGCTAAGATTCTTTGAGTAGAGAGTCGTATCCCACTCAGGAACCTCAATTTGCCGGACTTCTTTGTTGTTGAAGTGGTTTACCGCTACTTCAATTAGACTCATGTTACACGCTGCCTTCTGCCAGTGCTCCATTGCCGTCTGCGCTAAATGAAATCTCTACCAGACCGTCAAAAGACTGTGAGCGGCTGATTGAGGTGATAATAGCTTGACCGTAGTAGTAAGTGAGACCGGCTGTGTTGCCTTCTGGATAGAGCTTCAGAGCAACCTCTGAGTTCTCGTCCATAGCAAGCTGACCATTAGTATCACTTGAGTCGTAGTAACAGTTCACAGATGCCGTCCAAGACTTCAAAGTAGCCTTTTTGGTCATCCAATCACCTGTTACACCCATGACAGTCGTGTCAACAACTTCTCCAGTGGTTTCTACTGAGAAGTCGCGCACTTCTGCTACCGCATTAGAGCCGATGTAAACCGCGCCCTCTTTACCTAGAAATGTTGACATTTGAGTTTCCTCTTAATGAGCGAGCGTAAAGCTCAAGTTTACCTTAAAAAAAAATAGTTGACTAACCTTCTGGACTGCCCTCGACAGCAGAATACCTTACTTGCACCGTAAGTTTACCCATCAAGACTGGTTGTTCTACGTCGCCAGAAAAGGTGCTATCGAATGCTGTGACCATTGTATCTTTTGCCAATCCGCCCCGGCTCAAATCTGTGTAAAGAGCCTCTTCGACATCGGCGGCTATCTGGTCTAGCTTTTCATCATACGTGTCAATCATCTTCACGTAGATTTCAACGGCAACAGCGATGCTTTTATCGAGTGTTCGAGGTGGACTGATTGATAAGTAATTAGAGGTTTCACTGGCCGTGTACACACAGATGCCAGGAAGCGTATCCATATTCATGGGATAGATTCGGCTATCGAAAACATTGCTTTTGGTATCGCTCAACCCTTTAAGAGTGGTCACAATGTTTTGCCGGATGCGAGTTCGTATATGACTCATTGCTCTTCCAGTTGAAGCTCAGTGAAGCCGGTTCCGTCTGGCATCTTAGCTCGTATTTTGTATTTCTTCTGTACGCCTTCTACAGTTAATGTAACCACGTCTTCTTCTACTACACCAGAAACATCAGAAGAACGACAAGTTAGTCTTGGTTGCTGTACTGAGAATGCGACAGAACCGCCCACCTCTTCAAACACATGTTGTGCATCAAAGATGGCGGTAAAAGTTGTTGCTGCGCCGAACGTAGGCTTAAACGTAACAGCTTGTCCGAAGTCGGCGAGCATAGTGGAACGGAATACATCCGTCTCTACAGCCATTATTCAGCCTCAGGCTCCACTGCTTTCTTAGCAGGGCGACCGCGCTTCTTTGGCTTCTCTTCAGAGCTCTCTAATGCGACAGCACGATTGGCGGGTTTCTCTTCTTCATGATGAGGCTCTACCCGTCCGATAGACATCAAGTGCTTCGCCAGAGCGTCATCTAGCTCAACTTTCTCGCCAACGCGATGCTTGGCTCCCTTGATGATGCAATCTCTTGTGATGTTATAAATCATAGGCCTTCTCCGATAAAAAAAGCCCCGCCCCCGAAGGGGCAGGGTTCACACTACTTACTGGTCGTCGTTACCGAGACAGAAGCTAACAGCGTTACGTACAGCAACGTCGATAGTCTGGAACGCTACGATGCGAACAGAACCTGTAGTTGACAGGCTGTATGGGTCAACAGTGATATCTACACCGGCTCCCCACATACCTACGAGCAAATCAGAGAAGTTACCGAAGAACATATCACCAGCAGTACACTGGTTAGATACGATTGCGCGGTAGCCATTGATTGTGCCGCCAGGCTCTACAACGAACTGAGCAGTGTTAGTTGCTTTCTCAGTTGTCTTCAAGCCGCCGTACATTGCCGCTGGCAGGATGTAAGCAAGGTTACCTACGAGTGCGTTATCTTCCGCAACCGCAGTTTCCATGTCTACGACCTTAGCGTATGAAGGTACGAGGATAGGTGAAGTACCGAAGTCAACAGTGTTGATTCCAGATGTGTTCTTGATGCCTGTAGGCTGACCAGAAGAGCCAGAACCTGCAAGAGCAGCCAAGTCAATAGCAAGAGCCAAAGACTGTGCTAGGTCATCACGTACAAGTGCTTCGGCATCCAAGGATGACTGCTGTCGCAATTGACGTGTGATGTCGGTGAAGGCTGCGAGTTGCCTGGGTACAAGAGACACAGAAGTGGTTGTCATCTCTGACTCAGTAGCCGCGCCACCTTCGGTAGCAATCCATGCCGCAGAAGCTGCAGTAGCCTTCTTAGGAATAGCTACATCTCCGCTCAAACCTGACAGCATGCGAGCACCAGCTTGCATTACTGAAGATGAGTTGCGGAGTACGTCGATGAACTCGCCACCACGGAAATCATCTGAGAACAAGTCAGACTCATCCGCTGAGTTGAGGTCACGCTGGCTAAGTACCTGATAAGGAACCATAAGACCTTGTGGGTCTTTGCCAGAACGCTTTGCAGTTGCTTCTGATACCTCGAACTCGAAAGCAGCAGCTTCGCGAGCGCGACGGTCAGATGGGTTAGCAAGAGCGTTAACAACGTTGAAGAGTGAGAAGCGCTTAACTTCTTTCTCAGTCAGGCCGATGTCGTGAGACTCAAGTGGCTTAGTGCCAATCTGGTCAAGAACAGCGCCACGGACTTCATCGATTGACTTACCTTCAGCAATAGCACGTTGACCAAGGTCAGCCATGTTGTGCTTAGTAGTCAATGCCATGATTTCTGCGGCATTACGAGATGCGGTTTTCTTGGCTTCTGCCTCAACCGCTGCAATATCAACTTCAGACATTACGTCCTCCTTAAAGTTGGTTTTGATTGAAGGTTGGGTAGAAGCTTCATTTGAACGACCGACGCCGACAAGGTCTGATTGGTCAGCGGGGATGCTTACAAGCGAGGCTTCTAATGGCTTCCATGACTTAGCTACAAACGTATCCTTGTCACTTCTCTCCATTTTTTTCACGGCGTAACCAATAGAAATATTGGCTTTGATACCGTCTACTACATCGTCAAAAGCCTCTCTAGCAAGTGCGCCTTTTCCAAAGCGAACCGTCGCACGTAGTCTACGTGCCGAGCCGTCAAGTTCTGCCGATTCTATAACGCCAACTTGCTTCTCTGGGTCATGGTCCAGTAGCAGCGGGGCGCGACCGCTATTGAGGAAGCTCATATCAATGGCCTCTTCACTGTGTTCAAGCACTTCTTTACCATAAGAGCGCTCAACGGGCTCTTCGGATGAAATAGACATGCGTACACGGCGAGTGTCTTCCTCTACCGGCTTCGCATCTAAGTGCATAGAGCGACGTTCAACTTCTGCTGGAACATCACGTTCAGCATCATGTCCTTCTCGCTCTTCTTCCTCATGACCGTCACGCTCTTCCTCTTCGTGACCATCACGCTCCTCTGGCATAGATTTGCCATAGGTAATAATGTAAGACTCTTCAGTCTCTTCGATATTCTGGATGTGACGCTGCTCGAGGTCTTCTTCTCGAAGCTCAACGTCTTCTACTATCGCATCGCTCATTTCAATGTCCTCGTCTGCAAATGTCACGACTTCCTCGCATCTTCCCTTGGAAGACATGGGATGTCCAGATGGTAACAAATCTGTGTCATGCTTTCCGCTTCTAAATTTGCCGTTTCTTAGGGCGTAAAGGAATGAATTCACTCTGGCATGAGCCCATTGCTCAGGTGACTTCACGTTAGGTCTGACTGACCCGGGATTGGTCTTGTAGGCACCAACACCGCGGCGGAATACTGCGCTTAGAGTGCGGACGCTAGTTCTCTTACTCGCGACATCGCCTACCTTCTCATTGTGGTCTTTGGCTTTCTTCTCCAAAGACTTCTTAATACTGCCGCTAATCTCTGCCCGGTCGTCTTCGTCGGCGGCTTCGACAGAACGGATAACTCTTTTGGCGAAGGACTGTCCAGGATTACCACCCCACAGTGCCCATGCGATTCGTCCAGCGGATGGGTACCCTTCTTCCCCTGGATTATATCCCTTACCGGCTTTATCAACTTCGTGTCGAGCAAAATAAGAATACATACGCTTAACAGTATCAATAGATAGCTCCCGCCCATTAGAGATATCGCGAGCGCGAGCAACACCGACTTCAGTGCCGCCTCTACCGTGTTCTTTCCGCCATTCGAGACCACGTTTAGCCTCCGCTATCATTGCATCCGTGGGAGTCGTATCGATGTCGCGGCCCTTATACTTCGCCATCGTCATCTCCGATTATTTCTGCGTCTACTTGAGCTTTTTCCGAACCATAAGGCTCTAATGCAAACTGTACGCCAAACTGCTCTGCTAGGGCTTTATCACGCTGTATCTGAGCGAATAGGTCTTCAACATCCTTCCCATACTGCGAAGCAACATCTTGTATTGATAGGACGCCATTCTTCATGCCAAGAATCGCAGCATTCATCTCTTTGAGTGGGTCAACCCAACTCCATGCACGTCCTGAGAATGTTGAGGCCGTCAAGAATCGCTCGTATTGATTAGCACCGATATTGAATGACCGCATCTCCATTGCTGCATCCAACCAAGCCTCATAGACCTTAGATATGAAATGGTCAATCATGAACTGCTGGATATCGCGATAGAAATCACGCTCTTCTAATGCGCCTTGCCGTATAGAGCTATAGGAGGTCGCCTCAAGGTCGTTAGAGAGTGAGGTGTAGGATACGCCTAACCCACTCGCAATGCCCTTCAGAACGGACCTGTGGAAGTCGTCGAACTCGTTACTAGGGAAGGTGGGCTCAAAGCTCTCGAGCGTAACTCCCGTAGGCAGCTGATGGAATGTCCCTGGTTCGGCATCCATGATGGGCGTCTTGTTGTCCATTTCATCAGGGACAAAGCCATCACCCGAAGGCGAGGTGAAGAAGCCCATTTTTGAAGCGCCGATACGCGCATTGATGACTGCCGCCTCGCGGAATCCACCCAACTGCTTCAATGCCGGCATGACAGGAGATAGCCACGGCTCACCGCGGGTTTGTCCTGCCCTCAAAGGCATGAAGATATGAATGACTTGGTCGGCCGGTATGCGAACGTGCTTACTCTTGCCGGTCATCATCGCGTAATCGTAATCGCCGGGATGATACGTCAGCTTGTGATAAGCCACGGGACGCTTGTTCTCATCTAACTCGACACCCATGCGGATTTCATTGCCGCCGGGTAGCTTCTCGTTTTTCTGCTCATCAATCTCATCAGGCTCAATAAACTGCAGAGCAAATGAATCGTGATAATCACGACCACGATGCTTTATGATGAACACTTCTCCATCTCTCGCGAGACTCTCAATGCACAACTTCTGTGCGTCTACCCAAGATAACCGACCGTCAACCGTACAGTTGCCAGTTCGACCCCACAAAGCAAATGCTCTTTCTACAGCTTGATTGCCAGGAAGGTCTAAGAGGCCATCTCCCCCAGTAGCTTTAACTTGCAATTGGAATCCGCGAGCACCGACAGCGTTGGTCTTCATCAGATTCATGTAACGCTTTGCATATTCGTTGTTTCTACACAAATCACGCGAGCGATTGCGTAGCGTTTTGATGACAGGACGCAGTTCACTATCAGCAGAGCGCTGAGAGTCAAAGAAATCTGCTAGTAATCGATTTTGACCTGCGCCAGCGTAAGTACGCTTTACGAAACGAGGCTTCTGTTCTTTCTTCTTGCGTCCAAAGTCAAAAATGCCCATTAGAAACGTACCTTTATCGTTGAGCCATTACTTTTGCCACGCTTCAATAGAGCTTCGTTCTCATGTTTGACTACTTCTTTCCTGTAGTAATCACGAGCTTCCATCAACTCCGTAAAACTCATCTTTGTGAGTGAGCGACCGGCAATAGAATAGTTAGAAACATCTGAATCAGCCTTGCCAGAAAGCAGTGACTCAATCTTCGTCACCATTATCTCAGCGTGTACTCGAGGGTCGGCCTGATTGTTATCCATGTCAGGGATAGCTTCAAAGTCGCCAATATCAACAACTATCCGATTCCCAGAACTAGTTTGTGTGATTTCAAGCTGCCAATGATACTTTCCCACCGCAAAGTCGGCGCTAGTATCAGAGTCCGCAGTAAACAAGTAGTAACTGTCAGTCGAGCCAGCAGCCTGAGCTATCTTGATTTCGTTTGCGCCGCCGCCAGTGATACGAGCGACGTATTCCGCTGTATAACCACTTGATGTAGGATAGTCACCGGCAATATCAGAGCGCTTCCATTGGATGAAGTCGCCTACGACGATTTCTTCTGGTTCTCCCTCAGGAGCATTTGCAACGTCAAAGAGATTTGCCATAAAAATCCTCTATCGCCAAGAGTTCACGAATCCTCTTCCTGTTTTAGGCACGAAGGGCTGTTTTGCTTGGCGGGTTGGTTCCTTCTCGCGGGTATCATCTGTTGAATTATCCTTTATTTTTGTCCTATCTGCTAGCGCATTGACATCCACGTTAAGTATGGCTAAAGCGGCTATCGCATACACGAAACAATCAAGCGCTTCGTTACGCGCTCTTATCTTCTGAAATACCCGTTTCTTATACCCTCTATGGAACCGGGTGACGACCTTTTCAGCCGTTAATTGCTTGAAATACTCGTCGTCTAGGTTGTTAGGGAAGTGAATATAGCCCGGTCCAGGCTCTTCTATACGCATTCGAGCGAATAAAAGGTCTTTTGTGGTGTCTACGCCGACTGGAAATAGGTTGCAACGGCCGATATTGTTCTTGGAAGGGCGTCCAACAATGGGTTTACCCTCTCCGCCGACCCCTTTTATAGCGAAAACGGCTTGTCCAGCGTTTTTTTTAGCGTATTGATACACAGAGTTCGTAAAATGGCCTCCAGAGTCGATTGCAGTGGCCCTAACTACCATTTCTCGACCGTCATACGTCTCATAACGCTTAAAAATGACCGAATCTAGCTGTTGCCACAGTTGTGGAGTGCTTGGGTCGCCATAAAGCACCTCATGACCGATAACATACGACTCAAAATCGCGACACCAGCCCACAATCGTCACTTCTAGTCGATTATCCTGCACGTCGCAGCCCGCAGTGAGCATAATGACCTCTTCGGGCACCAAATCGGCGTATTCTTCGCGTCTATCCGACAATGAGAGGTCATCAATCGTCTCGCCTTGGTCCTCAAAAGTCTCTCCAAGGTATGTATTCGTCCATACACGAAGCTGTTCTGGGTTCTTGCGAACGGACAAGAAGTCCCTAACGCCGTCCGAAAGTGGCGTCCACGGACTATACAGACCGTTTATAGCGAAGCCGGCAACGCCATTAAAGGGCTTGTCAGCCACCCATTGGCCGTTCCTAATAGCCCATCGGCGTTCAGCATCACTCCACAAAGAACCACAATGAGAGCAAGCGTAAGCCGCCGTCTCTGGGTCGCCGTCATTCCACTGTACATTTGCCCACCTCAATGGTTGATAAGTCTCACAATGTTTACACGGAACGTGATAGTGACGCTGGTCCGACTGCTCAAACGCATCCTCGATACGACTAGCACCCTTATTGGTCGGAGTGGACACCATTACTATTTTCCTATTCCAGAATGTAGCAGCCCTTTTGCGTGCTAGCTGTATTGGGTCACCCTCAGAGCCCGCAGAAGTGGGATATCTGTCACATTCGTCACAAAGTACTAGTCTTATCGGTCTTGAGGCGAGAGATGCAGCGGAATTTGCCCCGGTTAACGTTAAAGCGCCTCCGGGAAATATCTTATGTAGAGTTGTATTACCCGAATCTCTTGAGCGCGGGTCACGAAC